CAGCGGCAACTGGAACAGCGGCGACTGGAACACTACATCCTTTTCCAATGGCTGTTTCAATACGGTATCGCCCAAAATCTATATGTTCAACAAGCCTACTGACTGGACGTTTGAGCAGTGGTTTAACTGCCGTGCCCGTCGTTTGCTGAACGAGATTGACGATTGCCCGCTTGAATACGTCTATCTGTCTGATATGACCGATGAGGAAAAGGCGGCGCACCCTGAAGCTGAAACGACTGGCGGTTATCTGAAGGAACGCACCATGGCGGACAACGCCCGGAAGTGGTGGGAGGGGCTTAGTGCCGATGATCAAAACGTTATCCTCAGTTTGCCGAACTTCGACGCGGCGATTTTCAAAGAAATCACCGGGGTTGACGTAAGCAAAGACTGACACATCTCAAGAGCTGTGCTATCTGGTTATACGGGCGTGCGGAAGGAGGTGAATACATACGGCTACAGGGAAAAGATACTACTGGCTAAAGCTCAAAGACAGCTTCATGCGGTCCGACGCGGTGGATTTTCTCATGGGTCAGAAAAACGGCGCAAACTATGTGGTTCTGTACCAGATGCTCTGCCTTATGACTATCAACACAAACGGCAGGCTTTCGCGGCAGATCGGTGAAGTGATCATTCCGTATGACGTGGGCAAGATTCAGCGCGATACTAAGTGGTTTTCTACCGATACGGTGCGTGTCGCGCTGGGACTTTACGCGAAACTTGGGCTGATTTATCAGGAAAAAGACGGCACGTTGGTGCTTGCAAACCACTCGGAAATGGTCGGAAGCGAAACCGATTATGCAGCACAAAAAAAGTTGCAAAGAACGAACCAGCGTCAAATTGATGCAGAACACTGTGGACAATGTCCACAGGATGTCCACACAGACGTCCACAAAAATGTCCATACAGATATTAGAGATAAGATATTAGATATAGATAAGTCGTCGTCATCTAAAGATGACTCCTCCTATACAGGGACGAGGACGACGAAATCTCTAGTGGATTTTTTTCGGGAGAATATCGGCAAGCTGAGCAAGACCGGAGAAAAAGAACTAACCGGCTACATAGAGCGCATGGGCGCAGATCTTGTGTGCGCTGTCATGGACAAGTGTGCGGATCTGGGCGGCGGCAGCTGGGCGTATGTCCGCAAGGCGCTGGAAGAAGCGGAAAGACTTGGCTGCAAGACCGTTGCGGAGTATAACCAGCTATGCCCTATTGGCGGCAGCCGGGCAAAAGGCACACGCGTAGACAGAGCACAGCCATCCGGCAACGATATTTTAAGCCCGGAGTTCATGGCACGCAGCCGGGAACGACTGCGGAAAAGCAAGAAAGGGGCAGATGACCTTTGACAAATCCTTGCTGCAAAGACTGCCCAGACCGGCACCCTGCATGTCACGACCACTGCCCGCAGTTTGCCGCTTGGCGCAAAGAGCACGCCAAAGAGACGGACTATAACCGGCAAATGACCGTGTCCGGCAAGGTCTACCACTACGGCTACGATGACAAGCACCGGGAACGTGGCAAGAAAAAGTATTTCGGACAAAACGGAGGAGACAAATGAAAGTTTTAGTTGCTTGCGAGGAATCACAAGAAGTTTGCAAAGCTTTCCGGGCAAAAGGCCACGAAGCCTACTCCTGTGATATTCAAGAGCCGTCCGGCGGGCATCTTGAGTGGCATATTCTCGGTGACTGCCTAAAGGCTATTGAGGGGGGGGCAGGTCGTGACAATGGACGGAATCGCGCATGATGTGCCACGCTGGGATATGATTATCGCATTTGTCCCCTGCACAAAGACGAGCAACGCGGGAGCAAGACACTTGTACAAGGGAGGAAAGCTCAATCTTTCCCGGTATTATGAGGGATTGTGCGGCAAGGCGCTTTTTCTTGCCGTGTGGGCGGCAGATTGCGAAAAAGTGGTGATTGAGAATCCTACCCCCAGCAAGATTTTTGATTACCCAAAGCCTACGCAGGCAATCCAGCCCTACGAGTACGGACATCCGTACAGCAAGAAAACGCTACTGTGGGAGCGCGGTGTACCGCCGCTACACCCGACAAACATCGTAGAACCTACCGCAACATGGCTCCCGTCTGGATCTTACTCGCACAAGCATGGTGAGCAGCACAAGGGAATGTTTACCACTGACCGTGCAAGGAACCGCGCAAAGACTTTTCCGGGCGTTGCAAAGGCAATGTCCGAACAATGGGGGTAAGCAGATGAAGCCAAAAACTAAATCGGAGCTGATGGCAGAATGGGCAAACCAGCCGGATCAGCTCAAAAAAGAACGGGAGGCCAAGGCCGTCCGCAAGGCGATGGACGATGCTCGCGCCGTGATTCAGGATGGCCTGACCCGGTATGTCAAGAAAAAGACCAAAGCCCGCAGCATGGCAAAGGCTGAATCTGACCCCTTTGCTGAGCTGGAAGGCTGGGAAAGCATGGAGCAGATCCAGGATGCCTACGGCTATGGC